ACTAATCAAGAGCTTTATTTTGAAGAATCAGGCGGCATTGGCTCCATGACTGTTAGGAATGGATCGAATAACGGTACGCTAAGATTGCGCGCAAATAATGGCTCTACCACGACTAATACTTTAGAAATTGATACTAGCGGTAATGTTAAAGTTTTAGCTGGCAACCTAGTAATAGGCACCTCTGGCAAAGGCATCGACTTCTCTGCTACCGCTGGCACTGGCACCTCTGAGCTGCTCGATGATTACGAGGAGGGTACTTGGACACCGGCTTTTGCATTTGATATTGGCGGGACTGGTATTGTTTATGGTACTCAATCAGGAAAATATACAAAAATTGGCAATACAGTTTGTGTAGATTTTGAATTAAATGTTGCTAGTGGCATTAGCGTAGCTGATTATTTCGTGCGCTTATCAGGTATTCCATTCAATTGTGCAAATGATGGTCTTAATATTGGTCGTGTGTGGATTCAAAATCCCAACAGTGCGAGTTTTAATCTTTCCGTTCAAGGCGGGTCAGATTCATTAATATGTTTTACAGATAATGCCGCATCCGGTGCTGGATCTTACGCAAGGGGCGATGATGTTGTTGGTGTAACTATATCCGGTTCCTTTACATATAGAACATCGTAAGTATTTAACTGGTATGGCGTAAACCGCTAAGGAATTACATTATGTCCCTAACAAAAACTCACAACCGAATGATCAAAGGGTCTGTGTCTAATGTGTTAGATTTTGGAGCTGTAGGAGATGGCATAGCTGATGATACTACGGCCATTCAATCTGCTATTAATTCATCCACTACATTAGAGCTTCCTGCTGGCACTTATAAAATCACGGCTACTTTGACTATCCCTGATAATACAACTGTCTATCTTAGATCTGGCGCTACCATTTCTTCTACCGTAGGCACAGCCATACGCATGACTTGCTCTTATTCAACACTAAAAGGCGAAGGATGGGATAGCGTTATCAAAACGGCTTCTGCGTCTACGCAAGGTGTCGTATTGCTAGGTCATGGCGATAATACCACCGTAGACTCAATAGAATATAACACCATTAAAGACTTAAAGATTCTTGGTAATGATAGTTTTGGTGCTGTAGGTGCGTTTGAACAACAATACACTGTTGGCTTGATGATTTTCAGTAACGCTTGCTGGACAACGAGCAGCATAAATTATTATAACAACATTAAGAATATCTTTATTCAAGATGTTAAAGAGGGTCTGACGTTAGCGGGAACAATAAACGCTAACTTTATTTCTGACATTTTGTATTGGAAATGTGGCCAGTCTGGTCTTTATATTTTTTCTCCGCATATATCTGAAAATTATGGCGCTCGTTATGGTTACAATTGGACAAGCGCGGGAGGCATGGTTGTAGATAACACTGCCGCAGAAAATCTTTTAGTTAATCACTTTGTGGACACACTTGGTTTGGCGTATGACAACACGCCAGGATATGCCTCTCGTACATTCTTTGATGGTAGATCTTACCCTGCTAACGCAACAACACTTCGGATTGAAGGCTATACCGCATACAACCAGATCACTAACTTTTTAACGGAACCTGCTCCCGGAATATCGACAGTCATCACTGGGTACGAGATAAGTGCCAACACTACTAATACGCAAATCCAAGGGGCCTTTAATGTCATAACCATTGGAACCAATAACGCGACATCAGGTTGTAGTATCTTTAACGGAGCAGGAGCTTCTCAAGCATCTTCAAACATTCGACAAGCTAATCTTTATAACTTACAGATAATGGCTCAAGGTACTGTATCTGCTCCAGTTGTTTATGATCGTAATCAAACAGGCACCGGAATATATTTCCCAGCAAACGGGGAAATCGGCTTAACTTCTTCTGGCACAAAAAGATTGGAAATAAACGCTACTGGTATTGAGATTGATGGAGATACAAGAACCAAGACAGTTTATCCAATTGTAGACACTCCTTACAGTCTTGGTACAGCAAGTTTTAGATGGTCAGAAGTTTTTGCTGTAGCACCAACAATAAACACCTCTGATCAAAATGAAAAACAACAAATTAGAAGTCTAACTAGCAACGAGCAAGCTGTGGCAGTTAGGCTAAAAGGTTTGATTAAAGCCTTCAAGTTTAACTCTGCTGTAGAATCTAAAGGCGATGCCGCTAGAATTCATGTCGGCGTTATTGCTCAAGAAGTAAAGTCTGCATTCGAGGCTGAAGGATTAGACGCTCATCATTACGGTGTGTTCTGTTCAGATACTTGGACGGATAATGATGGTGTAGAGCAGACTAGGCTCGGTATAAGATACGAAGAATTATACGGATTTATTATCAGTACCCTATAACGGGTGGACAGTCCAAACCAAGGAGATAAAATGGCACTTTCAGAAGTAACATTAAACGACAAGATCGAAGTAATACAACTGGCTGCTGGGTATCCAGTAATCCAAGTTCGTACCGCAACGATCATCAAGCGTGATGACGTAGAGATCTCACGCAACTTTCACCGTCGAGTGGTAACACCGGGCGATGATTTTTTGAACGAAGAGCCAGATGTGTTGGCAATCGTACAAGCTGTATTTACGGCTGAGTCACAGGCTGCATACGCGGCGGCTCAACAAGGAGAAGAATAATGGCTAGTAGTTCACAAATCCCATTTGGTCCGTTAGGTGACACGATCACCTTCGCGGCGGCAACTCCTACGCCTCCTACGGCGCTACAGGCACCCGTTCACCCCACGACGAACACTAGCGCCGGTCAGTTCAGGATCATCAACGACAGCACCGTCACGGTGTTTCTGGGCGTTGGTTCAACCTCTGTTGATGCGATTGCTAATGCTGGCGCGGTAGCTACCTCGATTCCTTTGCTCCCGGGCACTGATGAAGTCTTGAGATTCAGTCCTGACGCCTTCTTCACTGGCAAATCAACCTCTGGTACTGCTACGGTTTACATCACGCCCGGTCAAGGGTTGTAATGACTGAGCAGGACGCTGCTGATCGGGCTGTCAAGAAGGTCTTTGCCATCTTAGGCGTGGACATTGACAAGCCCGAGTCCATCGAGGAGTTTCGAGAGGATCTGCGGTTTGGTCGGAAGATGCGCCGGGCTGCTGATCACAGCATGATGGCAATCGTCGGTACGGTCGCGGTTGGGCTGTGCATCGCGGTCTGGACGGGGTTCGCTGCTAAACTAGCAGAATGAAATGGATGCACTTGAGGCAATTGGTACGATCTGGCCCATAGCGGTTGCGTTCGTGACCCTCGTGATTGTGCTTGCAAAAATGCATGCAGACATTGAGCAGATTAAGGAGAAGATCCGCACACTGTTTGAGCTTTGGAATAACCGGAATAAATGATGCTTGACAAGCTTATAGGGCCAGTTACGGGCCTTCTAGACAAGTTTATTGAGGACAAGGACCAAAAGGCACTCCTAGCGCACGAAGTTGCTACAATGGCTAAAAATCACGCTAGAGAACTGTCACGCGAACAGTTGGAGGTGAACAAGGTTGAGGCGGCTCATAAGTCTTTGTTTGTATCTGGTTGGCGTCCTGCTGTTGGCTGGGTTTGTGTACTTGGTATGTTTGGAAACTTTATCACCATACCCTTTGCAAACTTTGTACTCGCACTTGCCGGGTCCGAGATTGAAGTGCCCCTGATACCTCTGGAGACCATGATGCCGGTTTTGCTTGGCATGTTGGGCTTGGGTGGGCTGCGGACCTTTGAAAAACATTCAGGGGTTAATCGGAACAAATGAAGCTTCGATATTTTAAAAATGACCTGTCAGAGTTCGCCTGCAAAGAAACCGGCAACAACCTGATCCAAGAGTCGTTTGTACACGCCCTAGATGACCTCAGAGACGCTTGCGGATTTCCGTTCGTGATAACGTCAGGGTATCGTGATCCGAGCCACAGCGCCGAAATAAACAAGTCTCAGCCCGGTCAGCACTGCCTCGGGATTGCGGCTGACATCGCCGTGAGTGGTGGAGCGCAGAGGTTCATTATTGTTAAACATGCGCTTAGGATGGGATTCCGGGGCATTGGCACTGCCAAAACTTTCGTTCACGTTGATTTGCGTGAGACTACCCCGATGCACTGGTCTTATTGAGCGTCTGAAGGATCTGCTCAAGGGTTTCCAAGATCTGTTCTTGGGTTCGCACGATGTCGAGCAGCGAATCAATATCCATGTCCCGATCATCGAGTTCTAGGGTTAGTTTGCTCACAGAATCATTGCTCCGATGATAAACCCAAAACAGAAGACGCCAATATGATCCCAAGTGGGCTGGTGGTTTCGCAGAATATTTTTAAGTTCGTTCAGTGTCACTGGCTGGCTCCTTTTTGTTGAATTGTTGTTTAACAGTTTCACGGAGGTCATTGTGGACCCATATCGTTAGCTGCCTAAAACCCTTTTCGACCATCCGCTCCTTGTAGGCTCGTTGATGGCTGTTATTGTCCGGGTGCGTCATAAACTTTAATCCTCCCTGCATGTTACCTGTTGATCCTTCCAGTTTGGTCTAA